AGAGCAGTTGTCTTCTAAAGATATCACAACACAGATTGATTTGCTGCTGGATAATAAAAATAGTGGACTTATAGATGAATCTTCGATCATCATGCTAAGAGCTTTCAGAGACGGAATGTTTATTGGAAATGGTAAGCCAATACCTGTAAGCCGATATATTGATGCAGGAAAATAATCAAAGAAAGGGTAAAGTCTATATGGAAATTATTAATTTTATTTTGAATATTGTGGTAATACTACTGATTTTTTTGGTGGGACTTTTCACTAAAAATTATTTACCATCTTATATGGATAAAAAGGGAGAAAACTTAGCTACCAAAGAGGACATCAAAGAGATTACAAGAAAAACAGAGGAGGTTCAAAGAGAGTTTAAAGAAGAATTCGAAGCATTTTCGTCTGACATGAAATTTAAATACGACTTCTTTTATAGACAATATTCGGAATTGTATTGTAAATTATATGCCATAGTTATACAGTCCGAATATGTTAGACACTTTATACAGATAACAGATGGTAGAATTATTACTTTTGATGAGGCACCATTTCTCGAAATTTCGCCTACGCATAGAGAGACAACAATATGGAATATTGGTGGTGAGAAAGGGTCATCAGTATCTAAAAAAACAGAGTCTATAGAGACTCCAATTTCTAAATTTAACAAAAAAGAGTTGTGTGATTATATAATTCAAAACGGAGATTTAGCCTCACAGAATTTATTAAAACTTGCAGTTTCATATAGATTTGCAAGTGACCACTATTCTGGAAATGGTTCAGGTGGCAACGTTGATGTAAAAGAAAAGGCAGATGACGAAGAATTTAGAATGATTAAAGAAATTGTTATTGCTATTGTAAAGGACTACAATCAACTCCGAAAAGAACTTAAACTGCCTTATAACGAAGAGGAAATATCATCCGGTGTTCCAATAATATAATAACAAATAACCCTCCCGACCATCACGGTTGGGAGGGTTTCGTGCGTCTATAGAGTTATGCGTCCACATCAATGCTGACGCCAGATTTCAATTCAACTGTTATGAGGTCATCCCAGATGGAGATCTGCTTAATCCTGCAAGTCGTTAATTCTTTTTATCTGTTCATCCCTTGCGGCGGTATCGACAGTGGTTTTCTGGCGAAGTTCTCGGAGTCTGAAGATCTCATCCGCTATTTCGTCGTAATCCTCTTTGCTGTTGGCTTTCTGGATTAACTCTTGTTGTAGAGCCATTAGCTTCTCGTCAATGCTGTCAATGGCTGTTGCCTGTGAAGCTCGGATAACTGTGGCAATGTTAAGCTGGAGCTGTGCCTGATAATTGCTTTTGTCACCAAGCATTTGATTGATGGCTTTAACAACAGCATCCTGAAGAACTAGCTCATTGATGGTCCGAGCGAGGCATTCAAGTCCGGTGGATTCCAGCCTGCTGATGCAGCGCCAGACAATGGACTTGACTCCTCGGTTGTTTCAGTGGAGCCTTCGGAACATTTCACCGCATTCACCGCAGATGACGATTTGTGAGAAGCAGTGGTTGCAGCTATAGCTTCGTTTTTTGCCATTGGCACTGGTTTTTACCACTCGTCTGCGGACAAGTTCTTCCTGTACCTGCAGGTAAATGTCCTTCGGAATAATGGCTTCGTGGTCGCCTTCTACATAGTATTGTGGAACAAGCCCGTTATTTTTAACTCTGGTCTTGTTTAGAAAGTCGGTGGTGTAGGTCTTTTGGAGCAGAGCATCACCGATGTACTTCTCGTTACGGAGAATTTTGTTGATGGTGCTTGTGTGCCACTTTTTTCCTCCGGCACCGGTAAGGATACCGTCACGCTCTAGGCCTGCAGCAATCTTGTCCATACTGAGACCTTCTAAATATTCTCGATAAATGCGCTTTACGATTTCTGCCTGTTCTGGATCGATGATGAGGTTGCCGTCCGCGTCTTTCGTGTATCCAAGAAAACGATTGTGGTTGATTTGTACTTTCTTTTTGTGATGATATGCTCTATCACCACGGTTCCGGAGGCTTGGCCCTGTCTCCAAAGTCGGGCGTTGGTCTGCTGATATAATTCCAGTGACCATGTCAGCCCAAACCAGATAAGGGTGGAGCCGCCAGCCTGTAGTTTGAGTCCATGACCAGCAGATGCAGGATGAATGACTTCGACTGGTATCTTTCCAGCATTCCAGTCGGTGATGTCCTTGCTGGACTTTATTTCTCTTACATCAAAGCGCTTTTTGATTCGTGACACCTTCCAAGGAGAGTGGAAGCCCCATCGTGGCGGACCATATCATAGAGCAACGCCAGCTTTCCGGTTTCAGATATTCTCCGGTCGGATAACCTAAGAAACGAGAAAGACAGATGCGTTCAAAGGTAGCGTTGAAGGCCCACTTGATGACACATTCATCCTCTAGAGCAAGAAGGATTTCTTTTGGAATTTGTTCTCCGCAGGCAAGATCAATGACCTGAACGGGCTGGTTATCTACACTGTAGGCAAAGAGTAAGATTTCAAAATCAGGTGACTCTACATAGCGATATACTCCAGTTTTCTGAAGTGGAACATCGCTGTAGGTTTCAATATCGATACTAAATGTTTTCATGAGATTGTCCTTTCTACAAAACAGGCAGCAGAGAAATCCCTGCCGCCTGCCGTGTTACTGTTTATCTTTATTGGATTTATATTTATTGATGTCACGGCGAATGTGGTATACCGCATAACGAACAAGGTAAAGAATGATTTTCCCTACGTTGTAGATGATGAAGCCATATACTGCCACAAAAAAGGTATAGGCGATGACATTAGCAATAAATAGATTTAAGATTTCTGCAAATTCATTCATAGGTTGTCTCCTTTTGTCAGAAAATGTGCTGGCGGCAATGAGCCTACCGCCAGCAGGTTGATAGATTACTTAAAGTCTTTCATGCGCTTTTCGTGGTATTCGAGGTCGCGCTTGTCTTTTTCCTGCTCACGCTTTTCGCGTTTATGGTCGTTGATGATACTCTGAATCATAGAGATTGCAGTAGTAAGACCGACGCAAGCGAAGCAGCCGATACAGATGTTTACAAGAATTGTGCTAATCATGATTGTCTCCATAGTTTGCTACCTCCATTAGTCAAGAAAATCATCATCGTCGTCATCAGTTGCAAAGTCAGATTCAGCAGATGCCTTACCGCCAAGAGGCTCGCCATCACGAATCTTCTGCAGATTGTTAAGGCCGCAGGCGATGCCTTTATTGCCAGAGCTGTTGAAAGCGTAAAAACTGATGCTGGCACGACCGTAGACTCCAGAGTAAACCTCAGAACGAGTGAGAATAGGATTACGGTCTGCATCTACGATACCCGGTGCAGAGGTTGCATTGGCATTCACAAAGTAGCTGCCAGCATATGCAGGATCGTCTGGTCTTTCAAGATCTCCATCACGAAGTGGCGTTTTAAGTACGGAAAGAGCAGGTACGGACTTACCATTGCCCTTGAGCTTTGCTTCACCTTCACGGTATGCAGCCTCGATAGCAGCTTCAATCTTTGCAACAGTCTTTGTGTCGGACTTTGGGATAATCAGGCTGACACTATATTTCGGAGTGCCACCGTTGATGGACTTAGGTTCCCAGACGTTGGCATAGCTCCAACGTGTGTTAGGACCAGTGATAACCTTCATGGGATTTGTCATTTTTACATTTTTACTCATTGTCATATTCCTCCATAAAATCATTTTTTGCTGTGTTCATTGCCGGGCGCTTATCGCTTTCCGGCACAAGAGTAGGTTTGCCTTGTGGCTTTTCAATATAGGCTTCAAGGAGATCTTCAAAACGAGATTTTCCGAGTAGCTTCTGCATGGCAGTGATACCAAGTAGCTTCTTTTCATAAGGGTCAAAACCAGCGGCTTCGACAGCCTTTGATACAGCGTCTTCGTTGGTATATCTGCGGTTGGAGCGCCCCTCGACCAGTTTCCAGCCTGTCCATTCTTTACCGCTGATTGCCTGCTGAAGTGCATACTCCTTGATGTCGTTGGCCCAGGAGACCAGTTCATCGGCACGGGAAAGGATAACTTCGATTTCCGAATCCTCCAGCAGAGGTGGTAGTTTGAAATCGTGCTGTGCGAGTAGAAGATTGGCTTCCGCTCTGGCCCTGCATTCATGCTTTGCCTTGCAGAATCCGCACCATTCACCGCACAGGAAATTTCCATCACCGGCAAAGGCGAGGTCAGCGGTAGGTTTCAGAACTTCATCGGCCCACTGATACAGGTCATCCTTGCTGACTTCATAGGTAGAAACGTTCTGACGCCTGGGCTGGTAGATGGTCATGCTGACCGTATCGATGTCATAAATATCATCGAAAAGTTCCAGAGCGCCAAGAGCGTAGCATTTCATCTGTGGATTGTCTTCAGCGGAAACAAGGATTCCAAGACCGTGTTTGTAGTCAATCACATGCATAGTTCCATCGCTGATGAGAATAGCATCTGAGGTTCCGAAGCCTTGTTCTACCCAACGGGAGAAGTCCACTCGCTGTTCAATCAGAACAACTGGATCGGAGCAGGTCTGCTTGGCATCTTCCAAAAGCTCCATAATAAAGCTGGCGTACCCTGTGGCACAATCTTCCATTTCGGCGTTGTACCAGTCGAGACTTTTGGTTGGATCAGTAGCTTCCATGCCGAGAGCTTTACGGAGCTTGTACTCACAAAGAGCGTGTGCGTCGGTACCTTCTGCAGCATAATCACTACCTTTATCCTCGTAGGCTTCGCAGAGCCTTGCCGACGGTGGACAGTGAAGCCATCGGTCAGAAGAGGATGCGGAGAGGAGTGCATGTCCTTTTGGTGGCATATTAGAGCACCTCCGCTTCCCTGAGCAGGGCTTCATAATGTTTTGGATCTACGAGTGACAGCTTGCTTGCACCATATTTTTTTAGAAGCTCTCGAATCTCAGCCGTATGTCCAGCACGAGATTTGTCAGCCAGAACAGCTCGAACCTCCTCAAGTGTCAGTGCAGGTTTCGCTTTCTCCTCTTTATTAGCAGCAATATTTTCTATTTGCTGCTGAATATCGGATGAAAACTGCTGTGCAAGCCAGTTTGCCGCATCGTTAATAGCAGCGGCAGCATTTCTCAGTTCTTCGATAGTCATAGCCATATCGTTCATTTTTGACATTTGTTGTTCCTCCTTCCTTGGATTGTCTGTGTATGGCGATAAGTCTGAGATTCTTCGCCATTCTTGCGGATACCTGACTGATTGCCGTGAGGGTAGCAATTACTTCTGCGTCAGTATCGCTTCTGTTGTGAAAGGTCTGATTCACGGTGTTCACCTCGCTTTCTGTAGGTCGCTTTGTTTCGCCTTACACTACTCAATGGAGGTGAGATGGTCGTTTGGCCGAAAAATTATAGAAAGTTTTTTGAAAAGAAAAATCGTCCCCTGAAATATCAGAGGACGACCATTCAAATTAGATGTAATCTTTCAGATCTGAGCGAAGCTTCTGGAGTAGCTTGTCCCTGCGGTATACAAAGGTATTACGGGAGAGCCCCATTTCCTTGCCGCAGTCACGCTCAGATTTTCCTTCCATGATAAGCTGGCAGATAAGACGACCTTCCGGGTCCAGCTCATTCAGCTTTGCATAGAGGGCACGAAGAAGTTCTGCATCCTCCATTAATTCAGCGATAGCTGCGGATTCATCCGGCATGTCATCAAGCCAGCTCTTTTCATTTCCTTCACCGTCGCTTACGGTATTATCGAGAGAAAGCTGGTCGCCAGCCTTGGCATATGGACAGGTCATACAGTCCATGTCGCATAAATAGCGTTTGCTTGCAGGGCAGACACAACGGCCATGCTCCTGCTGACGTTTGCGGTAGGCATTGATGTCACGATAGTAGTTCGTGTAGAACTCCTTATTAACATCCACCCAGCTTTTAGATCCCTTGATGTAGATACGATACTGTTTACTCTGATTTACTTTGATTGCCATTCGATTTTCTCCTTTCGGCATTTGAACCGAAGCGGAGATAACCGATATGGCTGCCAGTGTTTTTCATAAGATGGTCACCTCGTGCGGATAACTCCGCTTCTTTCCGGTGACCAGCCGTTCGTAAGCTGGCACTCTATTGATAATGTTCTCTTGTTCATCAACTACGAACACACCACGTGGCCACGAAGATGGTGAGCTGAGGATCAAGAAAGTAGTTTTACGCCTTGCTCAGGGCGTTTTGTTTTAGTTGTCGTTTGCGATAAGCTCCAAATCAGCGAAAACTTCACTGTAGTAGCAAGGGCTTAAATCGTATGTTCCATGAGCGTCGTAACGCTGGAATACAGATTGGACTACTTCAGAACCATACTCGGCTGCCACAGCATCACCGGCATTCTCGATGTTGGTGAGCCACATTCTTTTTTCTGATTTTGTCATTAAAATCACCTGCCTTAATCTTGATGATTTAAGTTTATCAATTGGAAAAGACACTTGAAATTGGGGCAGAACATTGAAAAAAGACACTTTGGACACTTATGAAGACACTCATATCAAATGTCGGTTAAAGTTGGTCTATAATGATTTACAAATTGTTAAGGTCATAATGGGTTGATTTTTGCTGGTTTAAGTAATATAATAAAAATGAGAAATTATATCTACTCAGAAAAGGAGGTGCCAGATTGAATCTTTCAAGGCTTTGCAAAGGCGTAAGACCTTATTGCAAAAAAATTAAAAGTCAAAAAGCTTTTGTGAAAGAAATGCTCAAAGCTGCTGGAAATGGTTATATTTCTGATAGTTATGCGAAGCAGCTGTATTCTGGCGGAAAACCTTTTACAGATGAGCTGAAATCAGGATTTGCTAGTACGGATAGAACGCAAGAGTTAATAACTTTTTTTGAGGAGAACATTACAGATGAAGAGGGAGTAATCATTGACTTTGGTATTCCGGAAAAAACAGATTGTAATAAAAAAGCGCTATGTGTTGCGTT